TGCCGTTATCCCACCTGTTGCGTAGAAGTTGCCGTCAAAGCACAAGTCTCCGTTCTCGTCAAGGTAGAGGTTCTTCGACTTGTCAATAGCGTTATCCTTCATGTGGCAGAAACGGATGCTTGTCACGTCTTGCACTGACCCCATTATAGTCATCGCCCCAAAGATGGAGTTGTCCTTGCTGTTGTCGCCATCATTAAACGTCCTGCCCCACCATTTATACTGGGTTAGGTCAACGGTTGCGCCGCCACCTCCTGTGTTATCGCCGCTATTGACAACTGGATTCTGCCAATTGAACGCCTGACCATTCCAATGGAGATAGCCAGAAGTGGTAGGCATGGACAACTTGTTGAGTTCCGTCACGAACGGATTCAGCTTGATGGGCTTCCAAGAATAGGTGGTGTCCTTCCACACACCTACCTCCTCACACACATAAACGCTGCCATCGACAACCGCCCAATCCGTGACGCTTGGCGTTGGCACCGCTTGCTTCAACTCATCCAACGACTTGTAATAATAGCCCTTGTTGCGCCCTGTTCCGTTGTACGTGAAGAACTTGTAGGAATCCCCATTTGTCAAGGTGACGGTGATTTCATTCTTACCTCCATCGACATTTGACGTGGAAGTCTGGGCAATACTGCTCACACCCACACCTCTCTCGCCTTGCACCACACCGAAACTTCTGTACTGACCATTTCGGATAGTGCCATTCGTTCCTGTCCAAAGATAGAGCTGCCCATCATAGAAGTAGGCGGTACGCCGCTCGTCTTCCGTTGGGTTGGAAGGGAAATCGCTCTCACTGGTGCATCCCTTCGACCAAACCAAGTTTTGGATGGTGGCAAGCACCTCGTCCCAATAAGTGTCACGGTTCTCGTTCACACACCATGTGCCACGGTCGGGATTCCACCAATGCTGCCATCCGTTTATATCCACATAGTCGCCCAGGACACCTCCGTTCGGGTATGCCCTGTTGACCTCGTACACGTTCCTGTACGTTCCCTTAAAATGCAAGGAGTTCTTATCCATATCAGCTAAAATGAGAAAGTTTTTCGAATCGTTCTGCCAAGTCGGCTTGTTGGTTACCGCCCAAGTAGATGCTGGCTGCACGGTATATCACATTCTGACGGCAAATGTCGGTGAGCGCAACATAAAGCTTGCTCCCATCGCCCTCGCCTTCCACCCTCGCCTTCGGGATATAGGAAAAGACCTCCACCAAATGGTCATAGACATTTTCCACCGTACCAGACACATGACTGGAGTAACGTCCTGCCGTGAAATACATCAGCACACGGTTTCCACCGCTCCGCACCGTCAAGAATCCCCTAGGCTTCTGTGGTGTGCCACGCCCCCAACGTGTCGCTTGCATCTTTGCCTCTTGGCTCTGTATCGGCAACAACTCATACAGGCTCTGCTGCCAACTTCTCAGTCTCAGCTCGAACAAACGCAAGAAGTCCTCGGGAACTATCAGGTAGCCATGTCCATCGGTGTACTTGTATTGTATGGAAGTATAGTCCTGGTCAACCCCACCTACCGAAGCCTTCACTGGCTGTGGCAACAGGAAATCGGCTGGAGCCTCAACAAGCAACAGGTTTGCCGCCGATTCAAGGCATTGCTTGATGATGGCATCGGAATCGTCCACGATGATGTCGTTCAGTTCATCGTGGCTAATCTCGCTGATTGCCTTCCTCACCTCCAAAACAAGCTCGTTCATCAATGCTTCCATATATCAACACTTTAAATGTTAGAAATCTATCTCTATGCCGTTCTTCTTAGCCTCGTCCTTTACGCTCTGAGGACTTTTCAGCCTTCGGGTATCTACGCCGAAGGTCTTGGCTAGGTAGTTCTTCGCCTTGGTGATGTTGTCGAAGCGAAGCACGTTCTCGTCCTGCTCCTTCTTCTCCTCAGCCTTGGCAACCTGCTCTTCCTCGGTTTGACTCTTGTCTATGATTCGCCCACTCCTTACGAGTGGATGGCGACGGATAGCCTCAGCCACCTCCCTCTGCGAGGTATTGAAGCCATATACGCCCTTGCCTATCTCGTCAAACTCGATGTCCTTCACCAGTCCGCTTGCAAGCGTCACCGTGAAGATGAGCATACTCTGGGCAACAAATTCGTAATTCATATCCTATGGTGTTTATGGTAAGGGGATAGAATCACCTTTCGGTTACGCTATCCCCTTGGTTTATATGTAGAAAACTATCAGTAAGCAAGATTAGGCTGCAATCTGCTCGTCGGTCACTGCGTCTGTACGGTCGAAGACAGGACGAGAGACACGTGCATGTGCGTTTGGATAGGTAAGCACCCAACAACTGTACTCCTCCATCACGACACCGTTCGAGTTGCGGATGAGCAAGTCCTTCAAGTTGTACTCCTTGCGACTCCATGCGCCAAACACGTACTTGTCAAGATAACGCTCGTCAAGGCAGAACGCACGTCCGTCCATGCCCCACATGTTGAAGGAGTCGTGACGGTAGATGAGAATCTTAGTGCCCATGGAAGTGAAGGTCTCGAAGTCGAGCTTCCATCCCTGGTAGTCCTTTTCCGTCTCTGTAATGACACGTCTCGTACTGCGAAGGTTGGCGAACGCCTGATAGATGAGGTTGTCAACGAAGAGTAGCTTGGTGCGGCTGGAGTTACCTGCGTCCTTCAAGATGGCTGAAATGAATCGGGTCAAGTCCTTCTCGGAAATGACATACTCATACACTGCCTTGGTCGTAGTGCCACCGCCACTTGTGTTTGCCACGGTTGTAGTCACTGGTATCTTGTTGCCGTTCTCGTCAATCTCCATCTTTGGCTGCCAATGACCTACGGTAATGTCCTTGCCTGCCATCCAGTAGATGCCACCCATCGTATAGACAGCACCGATGTCCTTGTTTGGAGTCGATACGCTGCGATAACCGAACAAACCGCTTCGCTCCTGACCGTAGCGCATATCGTCCATCGCCATCTTCTCCTGACGTGTGAACGTCCACTTTACCTGCGTCTTCGACATGCGGTCGATGATGGACTCCTCCACCATCATGATGAAACGCTGGCAATACTGCCAAGACTTGTCTGGCATGGTGTAGTAAGAACCAGTCTCCACTTCCTTCTCACCTGCCGCCCTGCCCAAGCGCAAGATGGTCGCTCCCTTTGTGATGGCTGGAACGTCGTAGCGATTGCCCTTCTGGTCGTTCTTCTTGCCGTTCAAGGCATAACAGATAGGGTTGTTGTCAACGTCGTTGTCGATGATGCGCAACTGCAAGGGAACCATGGTGCTTCGGGTCGTGCCGTCATCGTCATAACCCATGACACCATCCACCATGATAACGTCACCAATGTCGAACGCCGTTGTGTTCACCACCTTCAATGTCACTGTCGTACCCTTGGTTGACTCCGCAAAGTCCTCCTCCAAGGTTGACTTGATAGGACGCTGACCGATGCTGTAGAACTCCACTCGGATGGAATCCACTGGCGTGACCTTCTTCGCCGCACGCAAAATCTGGTCAATAGGACAACTCTCCAGCTTCAACTCCACGATGGATGGGTTGACATACGCCATGTAGTAGTCGAAGTTACCCAAGTCCTCCTGTGCTTGGCGAGAACCTGCCTCGGTCTTCATGCCAGTTCCTGCCACGCCTGGCCCTTCAAGCGGTCCAGTAGTGCCACCGTCACCAGGGGAGGCTGGTGGAGTCTCAGCCATGGCATAGGCACTGCCACCACTCAGAATCATGACGAGAATCGCCATCATGAAACCAAACCATTTCTTAAACTTTTTCATAATCTTTGAAATTTGTTATTGATTAAACTTAAAACATTGCATTACATACCTTTCATACGCTCATAGGCTAGCTCCGTCTGCGACTTCTCACGTGGCAACGAGGCTGGGCCACCGCCACCGCTGATGCTGACGTTCTTGCCACCCTTCGTGCCGTCGTGGAGTTTCTTCTGCTGGTCTATCTTCTCGTTGCGACCACGCTTGTAGCCTCTGTCCTCGGCATCGGTCACAGCCTTGTCGAAATCCTTGATTTGCATCAGACGCTTGAAGTCATCCTTGGTGAGCTGGTACTTGGCGGCACGCCAGATGAAGCCTTCCTTGCCTTCCTCGTGACCGTACATCCATTCTATCATCGGCTTGATGTCCTCGGGCTTAATCTTCGCCTCCTTGATGAAGGCATCAAGCTCCGCATCCTCCTTGTCCATGGCTGCTGCAAGCTCCTCGTTGCTCTTGGCTAGTTTCTCGCTAGCCTCCACCTCGTCCTTCTCCTTCTTCTTCAAGCGTGCCCTAGCCTCATCGTCTCCGTTGATGGCATCGATGAAGTCCTGACCTAGGTTGTCTATCAGATAGTCGGTGAAGCTGAACTCGCTGCCGTCGGGATTCTTTCGGGTTGACATGCCAGTGATAAGACCTGGTGCCTGTGGAAAATCCTTCAACATTTGGTTGAAGTCGCTCATCCGTTGGTTATTTTGGTCAAATTGGTCGTAATCGGTCGAAAACTGACCATAAACGGCATCCTCGTCATCCATATTGATATTGGGATAACGCTTTGCGAAACGCTCTCTGAAAGCGTCTCTCTTCGTTTTAACGTTTTGATTTTCAGTCGTTTCCTTTGCCATAACACATATACATTAATAATTTGCGGTAAAATTAACGAAAATTTCGCATTACTTTTCGATATTTTGCGCAACTCGCTGTATTAACTTTGCCATGATGAAACATATCAACTCCATATCGCAAATCAACCTAGAGAGAGACCGTGAGATGCTACGTCTCTATCGGAAGGCGAGGGAGGTGGCTAGCTATCCCACCACCTCGGTCAAGCTATGCGAGATTGTTTCCACGCTGCCCACGTCCTGCTACTACATATCCGACACATCGGCCGCAAGGTACGTCTCCAACAGACTGAAAGGAAAGATTCCCAAGTTCGGGGCGGCGTTCGAGAAGAAACGGCAACTGTACGAAGCCTTCTACATCGACTTCCTCGAAGTGAGGCGAAGGGAAGGAAACCAACAGAAGTGCATCAGCCAGTTGGTTGACATCACGCTGATGAGACCTGCGCCCTGCCTAGGGCTTTCGAGCCGTTCCATACGACAAAAGATTTCAGCTCACATCAACAAGAGCAAGAGAACATTTCTTCTTACCAAATAAAAATATCGCTTATGCGCACATTATACATTACCCTCCTCATCATTGCCATGATGGCTCTCGTCATCCCATTGCACGGCAAGTTGGCGGTATCGCCCACAACTCCACTGTACACACACTTCACCTACATGTTCGGACACGCCAACCTACTGCATTGGGCGGTCAACTCATGGTGCGTCCTCATGCTTCACCGTCTGTTCAAGCCTCATCGTGTCATCGCCGCATGGATGGGGTCCGTCCTGTTGTCGTTCATCTATTATCCCTCGTTGCCAGTGTTGGGGGCATCGGTCTTGGTCTCGTTCTTCATGGGGTTCAACTCCCCTTGGCTCTTCAAGAACAACAGCCTCGCCTTCTGGCAGATGGTCGTGCTCCTCGCCATTGGCTGCGTCATCCCCTACATAGCTGGCTTCTACCATATCATTCTCTTCGCCCTCGGCTTCATCTATGCCAAGGGGGAGAGCTTCATCCATCACGCCAACAACCTAAAGGTATAGCATCGTGGCAGTAGCCAAGTCTTCCTTACATATCAAGCCACAAGCAAGCATTCCCGACAAGAAACTGAGGGAAATGCTCCTGCTGAGTGAGAAGAGATTGGAAAGTCTCTTCTCAACCTATCGTCCCATCACTGGAGAGAACGCCCCTGGCCTTCGCTTCGAGTGTACGATTTCCGACTTCCTGAATGGAAAGACGCTTTGGTTGCCTGTGGAGATGCTAAAGTCGAAGAAGTTCTGCGCCATCATCAAGTGTGGCTCAATAGACAGGTTCTGCGAGAAGTTCATGCCAAGCCAGGATCAAGAGAAGGCACGTGACGCTGTCTTCCGATACTTGGTTAGGTTGCGCTGCAAGCACGACTTCTATTTCTTCGCCTATGCCTACGCCAGAATCAAGAACAAGGACGGTGGCAAGGACATCCCTTTCCTCCTTCGCCCTGCACAGGTCAAGCTCATCAAGGTGTTCGAGGACATGAGACTGCACGGCGAGTTCCACAACATACGTGTCATTTTGCTAAAGTGCCGTCAGTGGGGTGGCTCTACCGCCACCGACATCTACATGTCGTGGATTCAGATATTCTGGAAGACAAACTGGAACTCCAACATCATCGGACACCAGTCATCGTCCGCTACACAGGTGTTCGACATGTACGAGAAACTTATCAACGCCATTCCCATGTGGCTCTTCTACGACATCGGAGAGCCTTTCAAGAACGACGCTCGCAAGTTGAAGACTTCGGGCACCATACAAAACATCAAGTATCTCATCCCACGCCAATGCAAGATACAGACTGGCTCGGCACGTAACCCTGAGTCTTGTCGCTCGGGCGACGCTGCCATGGCTCACATCACGGAGGAAGCCTTCTTCCCGAATACGACGGAATGGACTCCTGCCAAGGTCATCAAGGCTGCTGTGTCATCCATCCAGACCGACCCTTACACCTTCATCGTGCGAGAGTCAACGCCTAACGGACGTGAGAACGAGTTCCATGACGCTTGGGTGAAGGCAAACTCCTTCGACAAGGACGGCAAGCGCATGTCCGCATTCTTCCCTGTGTTCGTGGCATGGTTCGAGATTGAGAAATACACCCTTCCCTTCAAGGACGAGAACGAGAAGGCGGACTTCGCCATCTGGCTTTGGGAGAACCGTGAGGATGAGCAATACCACGGCAAGTATTTCTGGTGGCTCTTCGAAATCAAGGGGGCGACACTGGAGGGAATCCATTGGTACATCGAGAAGTCCAAGGAATACGAAACGTTGGATGACATGCGTCAGGAGTACCCATCCGACGATGTGGAAGCGTTCCTCTTCTCAGGTACTACCGTCTTCGACCCTTACAAGCTGAAGGAAATGGAGGAGGACTGCAAGGGCGTTGAGCCTATCATGGTGGGCGACATCGAAGGCGACTCGTATGATGCCGCCGACAAGGCTTGCATGGACAACATCAGGTTGGTGGAGCGTTCGGGTGGCCCATTCAAGGTTTGGGCTGGACCCGACAACAGCGAGATAGTCAAGCACCGATACATCGTCTCCTGCGACATCGGTGGCTCTCACAAGACTTCCGACTTCTCCGACATCGTGGTGCTCGACCGATACGATGAGATATACGGCGGAGTGCCCGAACTGGTGGCAGAGTGGCACGGTCACTGCGACGCTGACCAACTAGCCATGAGGTGCGCACAGATTGCACACTTCTACAACGACGCTCTGTTGGTGATAGAGAACAACACGGCATACTCTCGCATGAACAACACCGAAGGCAACCAGTCAGAGTTGTTCTTCCCTATCCTGTTGCCTCTCTACACCAACCTCTACAGCTCCTCCCAGTCCAAGTTGAAGAAGGTGAAGAACATCGAGCAAAAATGGGGATTCAATACCAACAAGGCGACCAAGGTTGCGGTCGTGAAGACCATGGCACGCATCATCCGTGACGGTGGCTACATGGAGCGTGAGCCTGCCGCCCTCGACGAATGCACCTACTACCTCTATTATCAGCAAAACGACTGCTACGGTGCGGTGGCTGGCAAGCACGATGACCGTGTCATGGCACGTGGCATCGCCCTCTACGTGGAGAAGGACATGCCTGTGCCAGAGATTGTGCCGTTCAAGAGCAAGGAGGAGAAGGAGCGTGAGGCACTTCGCCGAAGAAGACCTGTTGTTGCCGAGTTGGCTGGCATGGGATAATCGCCAAAAGATTGAATATAACGCCAATTAATTGAAACGTTCACACTATAAATTGCATCATTATGAAACAGACTTATTCTAACCGATTGCGAAGGATGATGATAGCGGTCTATCAGCCAGTCCTCACTCGCATCGAGTTGCTCCGTGCCACGAGGATGTGGCAGAAGGGAGTGAAGGCGACCATCGCCAAGTACAAGGAAGGCGGTGCGCCACGGTTCTACATGCTCTACGACTCCTCACACCACGACTGGGCCATCATGACGTGGGTGCCAAACAAGAAGGGCTTCTTGTCGTACCGAAGACTTGTGCAGCTAGGCAAGTGGAAGGCTACACGATACTTCAAGGGCGTGGAGGACATCAAGGCTGCAAGCTACTACTACACGCCTTCCAAGTGGGGTGCGGTGGGCTGCGACGCTGACAACAAGGTGAGGGAAGAGAAACTGAGGATGTGGCAGAAGTACTACATGCACAAGGCATCGCCACTGATGGAAAAGCTGCGTGCCTACAAGCGTAAGCACCATATCAAGTAAGGAAAAAGGCAGAGGACTTCACAGTTCCCTGCCTTCATCATTTTTACCTTAAAACTAATAACTTAAATCTATTAACTAATTCTGTAATAATAACTAATTTTTATCTAGAAAAGTATTTTACTATGATGCAGACGACAACTCAGCCAATCCATTCAAGTTTGCGCCCGAATCCTTCAAGTGGGCTGCGCCCTGTGCCGAAGGTTGCGGCATGTCGGCGGTTGGCACCTGTCCGTTGGCTTGTTGCTGCTGGGCAATAGCCTCCGCCTTCTCCATCTGTTCCTTCAAGTACTTGCGTATGCGGTACGTGCCAGGGAAGTTTCCGTTGGTCAGCATGGTGTAAGCGTCTATCTTGCCCTGCGACATCAACTGCCACAACAAGTCGTTTATCTGGTCTCTGATGATGGCACTGTATGAATCCAAGTCCATCGCCACGTCCAAGTCCATGTCTCGCATGGTCTCTGGATTGAAGGCAGTTCGGAAGTTGTCGCCTGTGAGTTGGATGCTGTCGTGCTCGTCGCAAAACTCCTGTATGAGGTAAATCTTCTTCTTTGCCTCCCGAAGCTTGAAACTGTTGAAGCTCTCCACGAAATCGGTCACTGAGGTGGAAGCCGACTCTCGCTCCAACTGGTATTGCTTTCCACTGGTGTTGCGGTGTACGCCTTGCAATGCTCCCTGCACGCCACTTCCCTCGCCCGACATCTGCTTGGCGAAGTTTATCATGAACTCCACTCCTGCTGGTATGCTCTTGTTGACCAACACCTGAGGCGGCTTGCCTCCGTTCTTGGAGTTCCAGAAGACCGTTCCGTTGGTCTTCACATAGTTGACCTGCATTTCCTCGAAGGATTGGTGCTCGCTCATGGCGTTCTCATCGACTACCATCGTACCCTTTGCGCCGTTTGCCACGAGAAAGTTCACCATCATCATGTAGTGGTTCAGCGTGCGTTGGTTGTTCTCCATCCTCATCACGAAACTGCGAACCTCGCCTTGCAAGGCTGGATAGGCAAGGAAGGTGTAAGGATGGATGTAGGTGCGGTAGCCGTTCCTCAATATATAATAAGGTGACTCCCTCGCATCGAGCAAGTAACCGTTCGGGGTGATATATCGGCGATACCAGAAGGTTTCCAACTGCTTGTCTTTCTCTATCAACTTCAAGTCTTCTGGAGCTACGTATGTGATTGGCTCTCCGTTCTCGTCAAGCACAGGCAAGCCGTTCTCGTCCTTCATGATGTTGTCCTGCTTGCGTTGCTCGTTCTCTGCATCTATCGCCGCTTCATCAGACAATGGTCTGAAACCTGCGTCGCCACTGGCCCAGTCATGCACCCACAGGGATTGTCGGCTCTCCTTCGTCCACGCCTCTATGACACGGTACTTGCCAACGATGGAAGAGTGCAAGAAGTCCTCCAAGCCACTCATCTGCGCCTCGCCTGTATAGGCATAGCCCTGCTCGGGTGCGTAATGGCTCTGCGTCTGTATGTAGATGGAGTTGAGTTCTTCCTTCTCCTTCTCGCTGCCATCGGTGAACTTCTCCAATATCTGCCGCCATGTGAGGTCGTGAGCCTCGGCGATAAACTCGATGTCGCTCAGGTCTGACTTGTAGAACGGTGGAATCGCCAACTTGAAAATATCCACATCGTCGTTGAAGATACTCTCCCTGCCATCCCTTCGGTCGTGGACGGTCTTCATGCCTATCAAGCCGAAGCAACAGAAGGAGTAGAACAAACGTGCGTCTCGCTCCTGACGGTCGTTGTTGTTGTCGTTCTGACGTAGGTACTCGTTGAAGAAGGAGATATATTGTTCCTCGTTCGGGTCAACGGCACGACATGAGGCGGTGGAACGTTGCTGACGTACCAGTCCGACAAGCGAGATGAGTTTGTCGCTCAACGTGTCGTACTCCAATATCGGCATCCCCTGCAACTCCATGTACTTGCGCAATGGGATTTTCCTTCCGTTGTACTCTATCGGCTCTTCCAACTGTCTGCCCATGATGAAGTCATCGGCACGTTTCCACTTTTTGCGAAGCTCCGACATGTCATCGAAGTAACGGCACGCCCACTGCAAGATGCGAAGGCATGACTCGCTCTGCTTGAACCTAGCCGTGCTCACGCCTTTCAGCGAGTTCGGGCCAGCCTCTGCATAGTTGGTTATATCATTTATGAGACGATAATCAGGCATATTCTTAATATTTTTCGGTAAAATTACCGCTTTTTACGCTCCTAGTGGTGATAAGTTGCGCAACTTATCGCTATTTTCCCGATTTTTATGCCTATTTTTGTTTCGCTTTATTTAAATACGTATTTTTATGAGTAAGATTGTTGAAGTTCATGAAGCCTGTGTCATCACCAAGGATGACAAGGGCAATCTGTCTCTTGTGGGGAAGGCGAAGGAAGCCTTGACCTCCATGAGCAAGCATAAGGTCTCCGTGTCCATCCTCGTCTGCGACAACAAGAAGGAGGACGTGGAAAAGTTTCTGAAGGACAACGACGTGCCTTTCACCTCCATCCGCTCGAAGGGCGAGGAACCCAAGGGAGAGGACGGCAAGGAGTCGAAGGCTGACGTTCTGGTCATGCCTGGCTCGAAGGTGGTCACGCTCGACGGCGACTGGCAATGGTGCCTTGACCGCATCGTGCAGAGACTGTGGGGTGAGAAAAAGAAGGAAGCACCGAAGAGTGAGCAACAGCGCATGGACGCTGCCATGGACGATTACATCAAGTGGGCGAAGCCTACCAAGAAGACCACTGGCGAAATGATTTCCAATGGCTAGAAGCGCAAAACATCTTTCTTTTGGTAGTTGATTATTAGATTTTTTTATTTGGTTAGAGATTTACATAACTATCAAAGGCGGCACGTTGTGAAACGAGCCGCCTTTTTCTATTGCCTTGGAGTGACGAGGGCTTACTCTAACTTCTTCACGTTCTCCATTCCGTTCAACTCCTTCAAGAGTTGCTTGCGGACTGAGCGAATTTCTTTGAGCGTAGCCTTGTCGTTCTCTTTACCTAGCTTCTTCTTCAATCTGTTCATCTTGGTGGTAGCCCTGCCTATGGCTTGGCGTGCCTTGAATATCCTAGCGTAGGTTTCCTTGAATGCCTGAGCCTTGCCTTGGTTGGACTCCTTCAACTCCGCCAATCGGTCGGCATACTCCTTGGTACTGGTCTTGACAGACTGAATGCGCCAATCCTCAGTCACATCCTCAGAGCTGGCTATCATCAGATACTTGTCATCGGCTTTCG